AGCAACGTAATAGTGGCTCGAGGATACTGAGCTCGCACAACGGCTGCTATTTCGTCAGCAGTCGGAGCATTTTGTGCATTTTTCTTATATTCCGCAAAAGCTTCAGCACCTTTAACAATAACAGGATCTAAGTTAAATTCTTGATTGAATTCTTGCCCTAAATTGTTAATCCGCACCAAAACTTTCCAGTTACAAACAATAGTGCCGGTTCCTTTAGCAATAGCCTTAAGCATATCAGCTAAATTATACATTAGCATAAGATGATGTTGTTTTTTAGCTGCAGCCGTTGAACTGTAATCAAAATCACGTTTTTTTGTGAAATCCGCATCACGCGGATCTTCAACAACATGACGGGTACGAGTCTTTAATCCCGCTGCCGCACGACGATGAAAAGATAAGTCTTTTTTTGGCCTAACTTCATTAACAACACTGTTTTCATTTATACCATTCCAACTCTTCTTATCTTCCTCAGAATGTAGCCAAGTGCATTTTTCACGTTGAAAACACTGACTTCCGTATTTACATGGCCTTTTAGCTAAGGATTTACGTTCAGGTTCCGGTTCTTCAGAAGAAAAATAGTGTGTATAACCAGCATACACCATTATAATAATTAAAAATCCGACCGTCATAAAAATATATTTTTTATAAGTTTGATAACGGGATTCTTTTTTTACTTCTTCTGGTAAAACACTCTCTATGAAATCTACTACTTCATTATTGGATTCTTCATAAACACCAACAACTAATGCCGGAGGTTCATAGGTAGTGTCGGGCAGTAATATTTCAGGTTCATATTCTTCAGTTTCACTTTCAGAAGTAGAACCGTCACTGAATTGCAAATCATTGGCGCCCGTGTCAACGATAGTTTTCTCCTCTCCGTCTACTTCAACAACCACTGGTTGAGGCATAGATTTAGAGGCTACGAAAGTAACGGGTCTTTTAGCAATAGGTTTTCTTTTCTTCGCGCCTAATGCTAACAATTCAGCGCCTTTGCCTGAAAAAGGGATTTCCTCAACCCCTTTATCTATATTCAGTACTTGCGGAACTAAACAAAAACCCTTTTCAGATTTATCATATTTTAAACCAAATTTACATTGAGCAATATGCGCAACTGTTAATCTGGTACCAGCGGCCACAGGTACGCTATCAACTATAGCTTCCCTGATAATAAAACCGAGTTTGGTAAACCACTCAGGGGCCTCAAACACACAATCACAGTGTGAAGCCACATGTACAGTACAATTCGTT